TTGGTTTTCTTGAATTTGTTGTTCAGTAGCCGGGTTTAAGCGCATTGACATAGTTTGTTCTTCTCCCAAACCAATGGCTAGGTTGTCAGTATAGGTTGGTTTAATGTGAACAGCTCGATTGTGAAATTCTGGTCGATCACGTGAGTAATCTCCTGTCACATCACGATCAAATGATTTAACATTTGGTGTGCGTTCACTTGATGGTTTAGGAACAATTTTTCCAATCCAGGCACCCATATTTGAAGTAATGGGACCTAGTAGATTCTCAGCAGGTTTTTTGAGAACCCCAGCTCCTAAAGCACCAGCAGCTAAAGCCATCATTTCTTGACGAATTTTAATTTTATGTGATTTACGAAATGTTACGTCACTAAGGGGAAAAGTTCGTTGCATAAATTCAGAATTCTCAAGATGAGCATAAACAGTTAAAGTCAATTGGGCAGTTTCATCAGGTCCAGTTCGTAATGGAGTAACACTTCCTACTAATAGGTTAGCATAACCTACTAGGTGAGAAGGGTCACGATTGTTCAGAGCATTTAGAACATCAATAAACTCCATCTTAAGAGTAATGTCAGTACTCTTAGCAACATCAAATTGAGTAGCTTGTCGTTTAATCATATCATCAACAGTGATACGCGATTTCTGATAATTAATAGAATTATCAGCATTATAAACCAAAAGCTGTCCAATTTGAGGAACAATTTCAGCTACTAACCGTCCTTGATACACATAAGTTGCATTTAACTTGATAGTAATGTGCAATGTAGGGCGGGAAAGAAGTGTTCTTGCAAACATAGTTAACTGAATGTTTGGAGATAATTCAAAAATAGTCTTAAGAATGTCCAAGTTTATGAAAGGAGTAATGGTCTGGGATGTTGATTCAGACAGAATGAATGTTGTGATTGGCAAAATATGAGTTTCAGCAAAAGGAAGTGATACTTGTTCATCATCATGAACCAATGTATCAAACTTCTTTGGGCTAGGTACTACTACAGCTGTTTGTTCAGGTTCTTCTGTTGTTTCAACAGTAGCACCGTGCAAATCAATAGTTGTATTTTCTGTTGTTGAGAGGACAGTAAAAGCAGCCTCAGTATCAGCCTGTTGCATAACTCTACCAGTATTAAGGAAGCGACGCTCCAATAACCAATCTAAAGTTGGTCCCATTGCTCGTGCCAAACACTCTTCAAAAGTAATGTTAGCAGAAATCAATCGAACATCAGATGGTTTACAAGTGAATCGTCCCTGGTAAGATGTTGTTTC